TCTCACTTTGAAACTGGCCTTTTGCTTTGTTAAAGCGAAAGCGTCTCACTGTACGTCAGTCCTCTATAGGACTGACGCCCAGCCACGATTCAGCCGAGTACGTCGTGACGGCGTACTAGCAGGATCACACGAACGCCCAGTCCTTTCAAGACTGGTCAGACTACTAAGGACATGGTTCCAACCATGCGTCAAGGCGCGTTCGCCTTGCGATAGCCTAAGGATCGGAGAAACAAACCATTGAACGTCGCGATGCCAATAAGCATCACGCCAGACATAGATTTGGTTTTCCGTGAATTCCGCGATCCCACCGTGGTCGGGGTTGTTAGTGCACGAGAGTTTTAATCTCATGGCTAACAGCCTAGACGATAGGATGGAGTACAACTCCTTCGCTGCATCTTCGTAACCTTGTCTACGCAGTCTCTGCGCTAGACTTGATAACGATTGCAGATCCTCCAGCGACGTTGCGTCGTACGTTGTTTTCCAACGAACCGGAGTGACATCAACGCCGTTAAAGGCCTCGATACCACACGATTCGCGGAAAGAGCCTCGAAAGAAGCTCTTTCTACGGTTAACAACTAGTCCAAACGAAATAAGCGCGTCTATACAGACTTGCGCCATCTCATTTGGTACGACGAGGTCGTCACCGAAGACATAGCAGTCCGAGGGTTGATGAAACCCCCGAGCTTCCATGGCTGATACACATATAGACCAGAACACTAGACTCTGAACAGGAAACGTTGTTGCGTTCCCCATAGGAGCGTAGCTATGGATCATCTCCCTTAAAAAGGGAGCAGGTCCTTTCATTGATCTAGAACCGCGCCCAAAAGTAGTCATCCCGTAAGGGATTTCCACATATTGTGCACGGCAGCAACCGAACCAGCGATAATGACGCCCAAACAGTATCTGCACTAAGCGATCACTCAAGCGATCGCTAGCCTCTTTGAGGTCTAGCGTAGCATAAGAGAGATCGCCGCTGGCCTTCAAGGCCAACTGAGCATTAACGGTTTGGTCATCAAAGTTGATATGGCCGCTTGGCCAATACCAACCGGGTCGTCTGGGCCTAGTCCTAGCGATAGCGCGCTCGAGCTTAACACGCAAACCCTGCTGAATCCATATGGATTCAGTGGGGTGAACGCAGATTAACCTCGGGCCGCGGCTATCTTTTGGTACCGCGATTAACCTCGCTATAATGGAATCATCAATATCGAATCCTTCGGCTCCGTCTCTATAGTTGAGACGGGAGATGCCGAAGAACTCGAAGTAGGGGTAGAGGTAGTCGATGGTTGTGAACCACTTACTCCACTCCCCTTTATTGAGATTTCCGTCGTAGACTGCCCCGGGACCGTGGAAGGGCGTGATTTCACGCCAATCGACAAGTCCAAGGACGGAGGAGACATGCCTGCGCACCCGGCCAAGGAGAATAGGAGAAGAGTCATTGAGACTCTCCCCAAAACTCCTGACCGAGTCGTTGCAGGCAAGCCATTCGCTAACGGCTTTGCATTCGGTTTCATCGGTATGTATGTGTTCGGCTTTGTAGCAGAACAGAAGCAACTGACGTAACGCACGTAGGTCGAGGGGATCTCTCCTCTCAACAAAACGGTCGCGTAGGTCGACGAGTTCATTTGGCCAGTCAGCCCATAAGGGCAGACCGGATTCGATGAAATCGAGTAGTTGCTTATCCAGCAGGGGTGCGTCAAAAACGCACCATTGCAAGCTCGCAAATGCAGACCCCCTATACGGGAGACCGCGCTTTGAGATTACTTCTGCTAGCAGGCGATGATATGTTAGCTCTATAGCTTTCATGTTATCTGTGTTATACACGTTCCCTGGTTCTGTTCACGATCGTCGAGCTTCCGGATAAGCGAAACACAAAGAATGTGTTCGCCTACCTGAAGCTTGACATGACACCATGAACCAACCCAGCTTAGTTTAGCTTCAGACAGAAGCTTGTTGAAGAAGGACGCCCCAGGGAGAAAAACTCCCTCGGAAGACTTTCTGACAACAAGGTATTCGGCCTGTCGCGTAACATTCAGGAACACTTCCTGACATGAGTCAGAAAGATCCCTGTATTCGCTGAAGGTCGCCGAGTCAAATCTCGTCTTATAATAAGACGGGGCACGACCGGTTCTGATGAAGGATATTAATTCTTCTTCAGATAGGTGACCAACAGCGTTAGGAACATGACTCTGTACGGTTATGACTTTCATAGTATATACTCTGATAGCCACGACTGATAGGTCATGGCGGGTTGACTATTGTGGTTTAGACAAACAGACCCTCAGCTTTCCGAGTTGAGGATCTGGGTGATGTAGTTCGGGCTCGTGCTGGCAACAGCCGCGCGGACGGTAGCGACTATGTCGCTAACGTCCGTGGACGTTGCCAACTCCGGAACAACGAGTACGACGTAGCCAGAAGTAACATACTTCTTGCCACTGGTCGCGTCGATGTTCTCCTGATCAAAACGAGCAAGGTAACGCTTTTCGGCGACCTTGGTCTTCGAGTTCAGGGCATCCTGTCGTTTGATCGACATGATGTCGGCGGTATTGATACCGCGAGCGGTGGAACGGCGTTCGCTACCATCCTTCTCATCGAAGGACTTGGCGAACACGATTGAGTTGATCGTGAGATCAGCATTCATGGGACGTGTTGATTTACTGTCGTTGTCTAAACGGTTCGTCGTCAAATGCGCCCAATTAGAGGGCTTGACGAAGCAAGGCAACAGCGAGTGCTGCTTGCTTTTTTCCGAACCGGTCGGAAGGTGCCACGTAAGTGGTCCTTCCTATAACAGACCGATCGTAGTACGAGTGCGTTACGCCACCTTGCTTCGCATTATAGATAATAGCGTTTGTATCTGCGCGCGTTGCGGTCCGAAAGACCTCAGACGTGCAGACAAACTTATTACTTTTAGTGCAAGACAAGACATCTATACGGTCGCTTTGCAGCATACCGTCTAGATAGTCAACGATGGATGACGTGTCGATAAACCAATCAGCAACGAATGAGAACGGAATCCGTTCCCAAGCGAAGCTGGCTGGCCCAGCGGACCCAAACCTCCGTAAAAGGAAGTCCAATCCGCGCATGAAGTCCGTATTATACGGATTCTTTTCTCGAAACGTCAGAACATAACGTGTGGTCGGATAGGTAGTGCAGAATCCTTGATAGGATTGTTCACCATCGTCCGGCATGTGAAACGAGTAGCTGCCCATATAAACGGCAGAAACGCGTCTCACCACACCACGCTTGAACCGCTCTTCGTCCTTCTTGAGCCGGTCCATATAGGACCGGATCTTCTCGATATCACTAATAAGAGGCGCGATCCCGAAGGACCACGCCAGATACTTATTAGCGACATTGCGCGAGCCGCTTTTGGCGGCCCGCAACGCTTCTTGCATCCTCGGCCACATAGGTTTCAATAATGGAATCTTAGTGGTTAAGGAGCGAATCGCGCTCGGGATTTCAGGACTTTCAGCGATGTTCAGGAGGCCATCAACAACAGGCTTACGCGCAGAATCAAACAATCTTTGAATGATCCTGTTATCAGACTGCTGTGCCCAGCTAAGAGATACTCCTGGAATTGTCCAATGGACAGTGTCCACGAGTAGCTTATTAACGCTTCCCCGACAACTACTTTTCTCAACGAACTGACTTCTGTCAGATCCGTCGTATTGGTAGTAGCCGGCTTCGCCGGGAGTCCCAATCGTTCCTCTGTATGAGCCATTAGGAGTGACCTTAAGGTCATATTTCCAATGGCGTACAGAGTTAGGTTTGGACTTACCGACATCGTCCCACATATAGGAGCCTTGCTCCTCAGTGATGACGAGCGAATCGGATCCCGTACTCCAGGTCGTAGACCTGGGATCAGGGGTCCGCTGCGTGCTATAAACACTGACTCCAACATCACTAGGTGGTGTGGAATCAGACTCAAGGGCAATAACCTTATTGCGTATTCTCATATGTATAGAGC